TGAACCTACTGTACGACCAACGTTTGTTCCAATACCAGTACCTTGTGGTGATTGAACAGCATTATCGTAACGAATAGACATTGTAACAGTTACTGGTTCGTTCGCTGAATAACTTAACTGATTATAATTTGCGTTTTCTACGTAGCAACCATAAAGTTCAAACGTTTCTAGTACGGTTGGCGTGTTAGCACCGTTACCACCGTCTAAGATTTCAATACGTGTTGTAAACTTGTAGTCAATACCCGAAGCAGCACTTGACTGCTCGAAGAAATCGAATTGCTTCTGTAGTTGCTCACCAACTAGTTTTTGTACATTGTTGTTTACATCTTCACGCAAGTTAAGCGTAATTGGTTCCCAGTTATGTTTACCTGCTAGATAAACACGTGAGTTGTAAACATCAAGTGTCATTTGCTCAAAACCTACAGTTGGACGAGTTACGTCTACAACTTGTTTTGTAAGTTCTGTAGTCGGTGTACTGACACCAAAGTTTTCTAAAGTAAGGCGGAAGCGATACTGTAGTTTTGGCATCAACAGACCTTGGCTAGCAGCGGAGTCGCTACTTGCTAAAGGTACTGTAAATTTTGAAAGAGTTGAAATAGCCATTATATGCTCCTAATCTGTTTATATTATTTATCTTAACCTAAACCTGCGATCTCTCCAGTATTTTTAAGTCTTAATGGAATGTAGATAAATTCAACTGACTTAACTGGTTCAATAGCAATGTCCACGTAAAGTTGGTTTCTATCAATACGTGCTGGAGTATTGTTAGATTCGTCACAAACAACTAGGAAGTCATAAAGAGCTCTTTGCCCTACTAGTTCAAGCATAATGCTTTCAACTTGTTGTTTAATCTCATCACGTGTAATCTTATCGTTAGGTTCAAAGATATATGGCTTAGCGAGTGCGTTTAATTGTCTACGTAAGTAAACTACTAAACGTGCTACGTTAATTCTATCTAAAGCACTTGCGTTTCTAGCACGAGTCTTTTGACCCATACAAACAACACCACTACCAGTAATAAATGTAATTGGGTTAGTGTTAACACTGTAAAGGATATCTCTTTGACCTTCGTTCAATGCTATCGATTTAAATTCGCCTTCAGCATCGATATAACCAACTGCTGATGCGTTAGTTACGCCACCGCGTCTAGTACCTGCTGGAGCAAACCATGGGTAACTAACTTGGTCACTTAACGCAATAGTTCTTAGCATCATGTGACTTGCTGGAACAACAACGTTGTTACCATAGTTGTCACTAGTGAAGCCTGATGGATAATAAATGCCTAAGTATTCGTCTGAAGTAACTAAACCGTCGTCGTTATCTTCAACTGCTAGAGCAACGTTTTTACCCCAGTTGTTAAGAGCAGTACCATTAGATTCTAGTCTAAATGGAGTGTCACCTACAACAAACGCAGTTAAGCCACGATCGTAGTTTAGTGTAACCATTTCGCCAATTAACTCAGGATATCCTGGTGTAGCAATTAGGTTAAAGTTTAATGTTTCTTCATCACGGATTTCATCGTTGCTGTTAACAAGTGCTTGTAGTGCCTTAACAACAACTTTACGTTGTGCGTGACGTCCAAATGCGCCTGAGCCATCTTCGTTGTTAGTAGAAACAGTTACCCAACGGTGTGGATAGTAGTTGCTCATGCCAACGCCGCCTTGACGCTCGTTATCTGCTGTTGTATCAATGTAGTTACGAACAAACTTCTTAACGTTAAATCCGCTTCTACGTGTATTCCAAAGAATCATACCACGTGGATAAAGTGCTGGATCTGGAGCATCTGGATCTAAGAAGTCGTTAGTTAACAAGTCTGTAATATCGCCTTCTAAGATACCTTCTGAATTACCACCTGATAAGCCCCATCGTGCGTCAGCAAATAGAACGCCGTCTTCTGAAGTTTGATCAGTGTTATCTAGTAATTCCCAAGCACCGCCTAGTGAATATCTATAAATTTGTGGATATTCTTCTAAGTCTGAAGTATCAATCCAAATGTCGCCATATGTTAATGGAGTAACACCGTCTGCCTTAATAGTAGGCTGTGTAGCACTAATAATAGGACCAGTGTAATCTGAGTGTACGTTTTTGTAACCTCTCCAAGTTGTGCCATCGTGGATCATTAAGTCTACTTCGTCAACAATTGAGTTGTACCATAAAGCACCATCTGCTGTTAATGATGTAGGATTATCAGCACTACAATTAGGTGCTAAGTATCTCCAACCACTAGCAACAAAGTTGTGAGTATCGTCGCCTGCTGGAGCGCCATAAAAGTTTGCTGTACCAGTACCTGGACCAACATAAGCACTAAATCCTGCTGTAGCGAATGGAGTATTATTATCATCACTAATGCGGAACTCGCCGCCTAAACCATGAGTAATAACAACTCTGTTGTTACTATCAACTGCTGCTGTTACATTTGTTAATCCCATAGCATTAACACTTTCAGCAAAAGCAATAGCATTTAAAGCAGCATCGCCTGCGCCAGTAAATGAACCTAGTCCAGTAACTAAAGCACTGCTGTTAGCACGTGATTCACTAATTTTGTAATTGTAAACTGTGCCGTTGCCAAATGTACCTGCGCCAATTACGCCAGAAACAATACTAACTGCGCCTAGTACTTCTCTACGGAAGAACTTAATGTTTGCTAATGCCGGATCAGCATCTGCGCCAGTTGTTTCGCCTGCGTTAGTTTGAATATAAATTGTACCTACGCCAATGTTTGCGCCACCTGCTGCTCTATCCAAGTTGTAAATTGCTGCTTGGTTTGAAGCATATAATGGAGCACTAACTTCGTCCCAAAGTTTAGTAGCGTTGTTCCATAAGTTTAATCTGTAACGTGCGCCACCGTTTGGATCAGTTGTTTTAACCCAAATACTTCCGCTTGGACGAGGATGCCCGTCAATTGACTTAAATTCTGGCACACTAGTATGTGCTGAAACTTGTAGTCTTGGTGGGTAGTAAGTTCCAATAGCAACACCAACAGCACTGTTGTCAGCATCAGCAGTAACAAGTGTTCCGCCTAGTGTAATGCCATTTGAACTATCAGTTTCTTCTGCTGTATTATCTAAAGCATTGCTTACATAAATTTCTAACTTACCGTTAACAGCAGCCGCTTGTACATAACTTTGCTTACCTGCGTTAGTAATTTCACTGTTAATTTCACTAACTAGTGTGTCAATAGTTTGTGCGCCTGTTCCTGGAACTGTAGCACTTACGGCTAAACCAGAACCTGAAATTGTAAACGTGTCGCCTGCTTGGATAGTTGGATTTGCTTTAGTACCAGTAACAGTAGCCCAATCCATAGACCAAGCATTGCTGCCTACTTCTGCCCAAACGTTAGTTTTTGTTTTATACCAAATACGTTTAATAGGATAATCAGTAATAGCAACAACAGCATAATCACCAATAGCACCAACTGAATTAAGTGGAGCATACGGTGAAGCAATGTTTACTTGACTTTCGTCTGTAATAACAATAGGTGAAATTGATTTAAATTTTTGTCCGCCAGCGGTAGTAGCAGCATTACCATTCCACTCAAAAATACCATAACTTGTAGCACTAGTATCTAACCAATAAGTGCCTGCGTCTGGATTTCCTGCTGGTGCTTCTGAAGTAGCAGTTAGTTCTGCTGTGTCTAAATCAGCACGTACAATGTATGCTCTGTTAGCAACGCCTAAGAATGAGTAAGCAGCCTGTAAGCCGTATTCATTTTGTTCGCCGCCGTGTATTGATGCGCCACTAGCATCAGTATAAAATGTTGGATCGCCAAATGTTTCAGCAAGGTCACGTTGTGATGTAATTGTATAAACCTTACCTGCGTTTTCTTTTTGTGTACCTGGAGCAACTCCTGTTCCAGATGAATTTGTTTTATCTTGCCCTGACGCAACGATAATCAGTGGTGTTGTACCTGGTTCAGCGGGAGTGTAAAAACTCTCATCAATTACGCTAACCTGTACGCCTGGTGATTCTAAAGCCATGTGTTTTTCTCCTATTGAGCGTTTACTACTGTTACTATTATTTAGCAGATAAAATGAAAAAGACCGTTCTAAATGCCGTAAAAAAGGGGCGAAAAAGGTGAGGTAAATACAGTATGAGACCTTTATGTGTATGCGGACAGCGTCCTGCCGCTATAAACTACAAAAAAGACGGTAAGACCTTTTATAGAAAGAAATGCGAAACGTGTTTACGTCACGGAGGTACAGCACACGGCATTCCTAAATGGAAACAAAAAGGTTACGAGAAAAAAGATACTTGCGAAAAATGCGGATTTAAATCAATCCATCCTGAGCAGTTTAATGTGTTTCATATAGATGGCAACTTAGATAATTGTCGTCCAGCCAACTTAAAAACAATATGTGCTAACTGTCAGCGAATTCTTCAAAAAGAGGGAGTTGTGTGGAAGCAGGGAGACTTAATCCCCGACTTCTAAATATAGTACGCATAAGTGTATCTACATTCTTTTTTAATCTTTTTAAGTCACCGTTATTGTCAATAGTATAATCACACATCCATTGTTCGATACTCATTGAGCTAGGATCTTCAGTAGGCAAATGATCTGTACGATCTACCCAAATAGCATAGTCAAAGATTTCTTCGTTTTTCATAGCAAAGAATTCTCGCTTATTACGCAGACCACAATATATATTATGTTCTGCGAACAAGTTGCGTCCTAGGCGTGCCAAATCATCTTTACAGTAATCGTGTATCATATTATACCATTCTGTACGATGATTGTGTCGGTCTGCGTAACATTCTTCTTCGTTAGCATAACCATATAGATCTTTTAGGTCATTGAATATAAACAGTTCTGAGCAAAATTTTGAACTTGATTGAAATGTATAACCGTATTGCTCAAGCATTTCGCACACAGTATCTTTGCCGTGGCGCCCGTGACCTACTACTAATAATTTTGGTAACATAAAAACTCCGTATAATATGCTTTACATTATACAGAATGTTAAAAGGTTTGTCAAGTATTTTTTACCCAATAATGAAGCCGTAACCCTTACCGCCTGTAACCTGTGTAGAAACTTCTTGCTCAAGTTTTTCCATTTCTTGTTGTGCTTCTGATTTTAAGTCGTTACCGTTAAGAGTTGATCCGCCTTGTGGGCCAGCAATAGTAGCGAATTTTGAACGTGCTTCGCCAAGCATATATTTACAACTTGCTAAAGTATAATCTTTAATCCATTGTCTTGAATAAGGATCTGTTAGTATTGTAATATCTGGTTTATAGTTGTAGGTGTATAACAATACTTCTTCTTCATCTGCTCTTGGACGTTGTAAAATTGTAAGTTGTTTGTTTGTAGTGTTAAATTTAAACTCAATGAATGAACCAAACATACGACCTACTAATTCTTGATATCCTGAAAATAATTCGTATGTAAGTAATCCGCCTATCGAACTAGAACTTAGTAAGTATGTGTTTGTGTATGCTAAGTTGAACGGTTCAAATAATGTTCCGCCGTTACCACCGCCACTACGTGAGCCAATTGAACGTCTGTAAATTTTACGAACTTCAACTACTTCTTGTGGAAGTGTATATACATTTTCATCTTCAATTAGAGTAAGAAAACTGTAACTTTCTTCTACAGAGTTATCTGAACGTTGCCTAAATCTTGTAAGTGCTTTATCAAGTGCTGCTTCATAATGTCTAGGATCAAGCTCAACGTCGACCATGCCTCCGCCGAGCATTGTTTCAACGTAGTCAAATATATTACTCTTTTCTGTTACTAAGTCAGTCATATTTTATACCTTATGCGGCAAACGTAGCATTTGTAATTTGACATAATACAGTTGCTAATAAGTTTGCTCTGTTAGTTGTAACACCGTTTTCAATAATTGGAATTGCTTTCAAATGTCTTTGATCAATGCCGTTTAAAGTACTTATACCATTTGGAGTTCCATCGACTTGATCTGTGTACAGTTCGTCTACTACAATTAAATATTTAGAACTTGGAGCAATGTGCGGGTGAATAGTGTAATTTGCGTTGGTCGCATAACCTGCGCCTGTTTCGATATAGCCAACTACAAGTGCCCAGTGACCTACTGTATTTTCAGCAGTATCAGCGTTACCTTCAAAATACTCTTCGTTGTTAGGACCAGTTGTTTGTGCTGCTCCCCAACTATAAAATTTAATAGGTAAGCTCTTACATAAACTGGTGCCGCCTACTGTTTCTGGGGCAAGTTTGTTTTCTGGGTTAGTTTTTTGTGTAATATTCCAATGTTTAAAACAAGCAAAGAACGGTCTATCGTTTGCCATTTCAGTTCTTACAATTTGGAAGTTAGTATCAAAGTTATCCATTAGTGTCGAAGCATAACCTTCTCCAAAACCTGACATTGCTGTATCTTGCGAGTTGTAACTTACAGACACATCGTTAGCCTGTAAAGCACCTTCGCCAATTTGCTGTAACCAAGCTCTTAGTCCTACTACAAAGTTACCTACACTTGTACCATAAGCGGCATTAGCAGCATTCCAGTAAGTTGCTGTATCACTAGCACCTAAACCATTAGTACCTACATACCAACCAAAGTCTGTAACAACAGTTGTCTGTTGAGCATACGATACCGTTGTTGCTGGACGAGCACCGTCGTATAAATGGTCTTTCCATTGAGCATCGCCAAATGAGTATGTGCCTGAATCAGGGTAGTCAACGCTGTCGCCAAATGTACTAAATGGTCCCCATCTATTTTCAATAAATCCTAACCAGTTTGACAATGCTGTAGGCGCACTCCATCCGTATGTATCTTCTTGTGTAACACCAGTTGGTGTATTATCATAGTTAAATGGATTATCCCACATACCTGGCTGATAGTTACAAGTAACTAATTGTACATTGTTATTAGCCATTTCTGTTTCTGATGGACGAAGTCTGCGATAGTTTAAGTTAGCACTTGCTGAACTAGTATTACTATCCCAACGGTCGTTTGTTCCGTCATATACAAAAAGTGTTTCAAGGTTTCTGTCATCTAATATAAGTGTTTTGTTATCACCTAAGTATGTGTTTACATAAGTTCCGTCAGGCACTACACCAGTTGTTCTAAAATCAATTGGATGACCTGCTCTAACACTTACAGCGTTAGTTAAGTGTCCGTATCCTTTTACAATAATACGAACAGTATCTCCATCAGCCGGAGTTGCTGATAAATTTACAACAAAGCCTGGTAAGTAGTCAAGTGTTTGTGATGTAGATGTATCACTTGTTGCTCTAGCAGCAGTGTCAATAATTATAGTATCGCCGTTGCCAGCGTTATATGAATCATCTGCTGTTTTAGTCTTTGCTGCTGCGTTTCTTATTTCTGCTAAAAACATTATATTAGTTCTCCGTTAGTATCCAACCTTGTTCTGCGTTATAGTATACAAGACCAAAAGCAGATCTATCTGTTTGGACAACTAAGTCCTCTGCTCTACCTTGAATGTTATGTCCGTTACGTGCTATAGTGATGTTGAATATACTTGCTTCTCCCATACCATCAATAACTCTTATTTCGTCTCCTAGTTCTGCCGTCGCCGGTAATGTAATAGTAATACCTGCTGTTACAGTAGTATCAACAATATAAGCACTGCCTGCTTCTGCTGTTACATCTGTAATTAATTCAGTCCAACCTCTTGACAATTTGCCAGTTTTTAATACACTAGTTGTAGTATTAGTGTTTACAACATCACCAACTACAGTACCGTCAATGTCGTTAATAACTTGGGTACTATCTTGAGCAAATACCGACCCAGTTAAGTCACCTCTAACATTATCAGAAGTAATATTACCAACATATAAGTTTCCGTATCTAAATGATGCGCTACCAATATCGCCATCTAAATCAAATTCTGGAATAATATTTACACCAGTATTAGTTTGTACACTACTTTGTAAAGTTAATGTGCCAGCAATTTCTGTTGCGCCATCGATATAAAATCTTTCTGATCCGCCAACTGTAAACCAAAAACCATCGCCTGCTTCGGTTGGGTTAAAGTACAATGAAGTACCTTGTTTTATAATACTTAATTCGTCGTTAGCAATACGTCCTTTAATTTCGCCTACTAGCCCGTCTACCATTATGCTCGAGTCGTCTGCGAATACAGAACCTTTCAAGTCGCCTGCTAAACTAGTAAATTCAGAACCGTTGGTCCATTGTGTTCCGTCCCACTGTAGTACATCGCCTACTGCCGGAGCACCTAATTGTACATCACTTAGGTCATCAATACCTTTGTTGCCAAACTCTGTATTAAAACGTGCTGCTGTAAAGTAGTAGTTAGCAATGCCTTCTGCTAAATCGTCTGATGTTTTTAAACTTAAACTGTTATCAAATCTATCTTCAGTCCAGTATAAGTTAGTTGTGCCTTCTTCAATATCACTTGATAGTAAGTTACTTAAACGATAATCAAAGTCTTGGTTGAAGTATGAAGTTTGATAGTATCTATTTGAACTACCTTCTGCTAAGTTATCAGTTGATATTGCTAGTAAGTTATCTGTAAAGTTAGCATCGCCTCTAGCCTCAGTCCAGTATAAATTGTTATTACCTTCTGAAACTCCGTCAGTTGTAAGGCCGCCGCCATCTCTAATTAGTTTATTCCAACTACCGTCAACAGCAACATACGCTTCACTTTCACCTTGTACTACAGCAAACATACCGTTGTATGAGCTTGCTGTTGGAAGGTCTGCTAGTGTAGCATAGTAACTTCTAATTTTGTTAGTAGCACTTGTAAGTTCAACAGTAGCAGTACTACTTGAAATACTACCATCTAATGTACCAACAAATGTACTAGCAGTAATACTATTTGTGCCTGCGCTCCACGAATCAGCCGCTTCGTGGAGCGCAGGCACAAATAGTATTACTGCTAGTACATTT